GCAAGAGCACTTTCGATTGGATTATTTGAACCACTGGCAATAAATTCCATCCAACTTTCCATAAATTTAAGAGCATCATAATTTTTATCAACATAAAACTCAAGTCCAATTTGAGTATATTGTCTGGTATGAGCAAATTTTTCAGTCACTCCCATAAAATTTCCAGTAATATTAGCAGTTGCAAAATTTGTTGTTGGAAGAGAAGCAGAATAACAAAGTAATCCGGCACTCTCATAGATAAATCTTTGAGTAATTCCTTTACTAGAAAGATATTCTAATAATCTTAAAGGAAGACCCCCAAATTTAACTTCATAATGAGAAGTTTGTGCAAGATTTGTAAAAAGTGGTTTAAATTCTGAAATCTTGCGTTTAATCGGCACTCTAAATACCTTAAGGAATTACTAGTATAAGTATTTAGATGTCATATAAAGGAAAATATCAACCAAAGAACACACAAAAATATAGAGGTGATGTAACTAATATTATCTATAGATCTTTATGGGAACGCAAATTTCTAATTTATTGTGATACAAATGAAAATATAATTGAATATGCTAGTGAAGAAATCGCAATTCCATATCGTTCTCCAGTGGACGGAAAAATTCACAGATACTTTCCAGATTTTTATATAAAAGTCAAAGAACCAGATGGAAATATTAAAAAATATTTAATTGAAATCAAACCTCATAAACAAACAATGCCACCAAAGAAACCACAAAGACAAACTAAAGGATATATCTATGAAGCATATGAATATGCCAAAAACCAATCAAAATGGGAAGCGGCAAAAGAATATTGCAAAGATCGTCAATGGGAGTTTAAGGTTTTGACAGAAAATGAATTAGGTATAAAATAATGGCAAAAAAAGTAAGTAAGATCCCAAAAGGTAAAATTAAACCTTTTCTCACAAGTCAAAAAGAAAAATTAGAAGATCAACGACAAAAAGAAAAACCAGAAATAAAGTTAAGTAAAGTTCAGATGATGATGCAAAGAATATCAATAGGATTTGATACTCCGGATGAAATTATGGCAGTTATTCAAGAAGTTTTTGGTGAAACTGAACCCTATCCAAGACCAGCAAATATATACACTTTTGTTTATACTGCAAAAACTCCAAATATTGCTTATGATAAGCACCCATTATTATTAGTAGAATCAATTACACTTTCAGGATTTAGAGGATATAATGTCCACTGGGGAGATCATCGAAATTATGTCTGGGAAGGAGTTGAGAGTCCATTTCATATTATAAAAAAAGGAGAAGAATTTGATTACCTACACGATGTTCCATATAAAAAAATATTATCAACATAGTCTAAATATCTAAAAAGTATCAATGGCAAAACCAGTAGGATCTTTTAGATATCCACTTAAAAATATTGATGCATCTGATGATTTTTTGAAAATTCAATCATTTGACTATGCTCCTCCCGGATTAAATTTGGGAGATAATGGTAGTTTTGCACAAAATAGTTCTGATGATCGGGTCGAAAATGGTGGATATGGTCCTAAAAAAATTAGAGGAACAGTCATACTTCCAATTCCGGAGAATATTCAAGACAGTAATCAGGCGAATTGGGGTGGTGGGGAGATGGGTCCTCTACAGACTGCGATTATGGGGGGAGCGATAAAGATAATTGAGGGGGCAAATCCAATAGATTCAATGGGAAGTCTTGTAACTGATATTACTGGTAAATTAAATTCGGCAGCAAAAACAGGAACAACTCAATCGATGGTGCAAACTTTTTTTGCCACCCAAGCAACAAAGGCACTACTCGGAGGAGGAGACTTTCAACAAAATCTTTCTAGACAAACAGGAGCAGTTTTTAACTCAAATATCGAATTACTTTTTTCAGGAGTTTCGTTGAGAGCAGGGTTTTCATTTGATTTTAATATGATTCCTCGTTCTAAAAAAGAATCAGAACAAATTAAAGATATTATTCGATTTTTTAAATCTGAAATGGCAGCAAAGAAAGGAGCAGAAACTGGAGCAGCAGCAGGTCTGTTTATTAAATCTCCGAGTGTTTTTAAACTTCAATATATGAGTGGTGGAAAATCTCATCCTTTCTTAAATCAATTTAAGATATGTGCCTTAACTAATATGAATGTTAATTATACGGGATCAGGAACATATGCAACATACTCTGATGCCACTCCGGTTCATATGATTATGACTCTGGCATTTCAAGAACTCACACCAATATATAATGAAGATTATGTTGATAAAGATGGTGAATTTAAAAACACCCTAACAGGAACCGGGTACTAAAAAAATGTCTTATTTTAGAGAAATTCCAAATCTGGAATATCAATCATTTTTATCCACTCGTAAAAGTTCTGATGATTACTTATTGGTAAAGAATATATTTCGTAGAGTTAAACTTCGTGATGATTTACAGAATGTTTTTACTATATTCAATAAGTATCAAATCAAAGACGGAGCAAGACCAGATACGGTTGCTCAAGAAATATATGGAAGTTCTCAGTATGATTGGGTAGTATTAGTTAGTGCAAATATTATAAATGTTAGAAATGAATGGCCTTTATCAGATAGGGACATATATCGTTATTCGGAAGAATTATATGAGAATGATTTAAATGCAATTCATCATTTTGAAACAACAGAAGTCAAGGACTCTAATGGTCGTCTCATACTTCCAAAAGGTAAAGTGGTAGACTCTAACTTTACCATTCCAAAACCAAATTTTCCAACTCAAACAATAAATCCAGTCACAGGAGTTAGTAATTATGAATATGAGGTGATTAAAAATAATCAAAAAAGAAGCATCTATATTCTCAAACCATCATATCTACAACAGGCAATAAATGATATTAAAAAAGCGATGACCTATGATAGATCATCGCAATATGTAAATGATAAGTTAATTAAAACACAGAATACGAGAGTCTCGAATCCTTGATGTTTTTAATCATCAGATGCAAGTTTTGAAAAATATTTAAGAGCATCCGAGTCTTCATCGTCATCCTCAACCGACACAGAGCGAGTTGGTTTTAGGTTCTTGAGCTCACCTTTTAAATCTTCTGTCAAGGAAGAAACAGAACCACGATAATCATCTTCGTCTGAAACTTCAGAATCAATACGATTTGAAGGTTTTCCACCCAAAACAGAATCAAGACGCTTTTTCAGTTCATCATAAGACTTGAACTGATCGGAAGCAATAAATTCACAAAGAGAATACTCCTTCTTCCAAAGTGCCTCCATTGCATCATCATCACCCAGAAGAGGTCCAGGAGTTGTGAATTCACTAGAGTCATAGTTCCTATACCCGGCAACATTCTTTGCCTTGAGTTTGAAATTTGCACCCTGCCAAAAATCAAATGGATCAATCGGAGACTCATCCTCAAACTCTGGTTGCATTGCGGCAGTAATCTTATCAAAGATTTTCTTACCATACTTATACAACATTACCTTACCTTCATTTTCAGGGTTGGCAGGATCCTTAACAACATAGATATTGCTTACATAAGTCAGTTTGCGTTTCTGTTTGCGAGCAACTTCTTTATTTGAATCAATCCCAGAGTTCCATAATCCAGAATTGTGCTCACATACTGGGCACTTCTGATTTAGAGTAGTGAGACACGAGTCTATCAACCAACCACCAGATCCCTGAAATGCATGACTATAAAGTTTTACAAACGGTAGATCTTCACCATCAGGAGCAGGAAGAAAACGAATAACGGCATAACCATTATTTGCCTTATCACATTCGAGTTTCCATAGACGGTCATCAGCAGAAGAACTACTGGAATTATTCATCTTCTCAACTTCTTTTACCAGTTTTTCGGTAAGAGAACCAAGTTTAGATTGCTTTTTTAAGTCTGAAAACGACATAAGATTTTTTAGATACGATAGATTTTGTATTTCTACTTTTAAATTATAACAAAAAATAATTCAATTGTCAAGGTATTCTTTAAGAGACTCAATAGTTTTTTCCATATTAATAAAAAAAGTATTCATATCAATTTCCGAAGGAAATCCCATAAGTAAAAAAGATTTTTGTAAATTTTCTTTCATTTCAATTGCTTCTTCATCATCAGAAAGAGAAAGGCGAACATACATAATTCTTTGCTTTTCAAGTAGTTCAGTCATCTTATCAATATGTTTCATTTTATTTTCCCGATTCATCATACCGAAAGTTAAAATGTTTTTATATATAAATTCTTGAAGATTTTCAATTTCTTCAAGTTCTTCCTGAATAATATCAGAATCAAAAAATTTACTCATTGATTATTTCCCTCAAAGTTTTCTTGTAATTAACAGTATTTATTTGGAGAAATGGCGAGTATTTTGAAATTTTTAAACTTACCATTTCCCATACAGGATCTAGAAGTTTCTTATCAAAGGAGTTCCCGAACAGGAATATTTTATCGAATATGACCAGTGTTTCTATACTAATTTTCCCGCTCAGGAACTTTTTTAAAACTATTGGATGCCCTTTCGAACAGTCGAAAACATTCTCTAATTTTGTTTCCGAGAACAATTCTTCCGATTGTTCTTTGAACAAGTAGGTTAAACTCTGTTGTCGCTTCATCCACTCCCGATATATTCTTTCTCCGGAGTTTATAATCTCGCCAATCCATAGTGCCTGTGTATTATCGGTAGAAACAAAATTAGATACTAAAAAATCTACTATTTCTTTGTCGTTATATTTTCTTGAGGTTTTTTCGAAGAAATATTTATCAGATCTTTTATTAAAGGAAGTTAATGAGGCTCTAACTTTTTTATTATACTTAAAGTAATCATATTTGGCACTTGAAAAATGAGATTTCAGTGCCAAATAATTCACATATACGTCAAATGGTGCCATTAAACGGGTAACTTACCACGCGAAATTTTCTTCATAAAATTAAGATTAATCGCATCATACTTTAACCTTTCCTTCAATGGTTTTGAAATTAATTTAGTCACAGACTCAATTTCAATTCCATTATTCTCACAGTATAATACTATACCATCAATGTAGTTACATTTTTCTTTTGCAACTAAATTCTCAATTTCAAGAGAAAATTTAGTTGCAGTAATGAATTTATCCTCAATAACCTGTTCGAGTTGCTTGTCTTTTTCTGCGATTTCCATATCTTCTATATTAATTTCTAGAAATCTTTCTAGTATGTTTGACATAATTTAATTTTTAATACTCATAAGTTCAAGTTTATCATTTACAAATTGTTCAATATATTTTACAACCAGTTTCATATATTTTTCTAAATTTCTTTCCTCATATACCACACATTCTCCATCTTCACAAGACATAATAATCACAAGTTTTTTGACTCGAATACCAGTCATCTCATAAAGAGCCATTCCATAGAACATTGCCTGAACAAAATATCCTTCCAACCATTCTAAAGGTTTTGGTTTTTTAGAAGTCTTAAAGTCAATTACAGAAAGTTCATTGTCGTGTTCGGCAATACAGTCTGTTGTTCCGGCAACACCAAGTTTTTTACTATAAAGAGCGCCCTCCAAACAGTAAATATTGTTAATTCTACTTAACTCATATTTAGCAATATTAAAAAGGAACTCCGAAAGTGGTTGAACCGTTGGAAGATCTCTATTATAAAGATAGTTCTCAACCAACGTGTGCATATCGGTTCCCCGACTTGTTGCCGCCTTTGTAATCTTATCTGCTGCTTCGACCCCAATTCTTTTTCGCCATTTAACAAAGATTTCACTATTAACGTGACTAATTACAGAAGTAATAGAAACTAATTTAATAAGTTTGTCTTCTTCAGGAACAGAATAGTATCTGACTCCATCAATCGTTGCTCTCTCAAGTTGAGGGAGTTCATTATCTACATGTTTAAACATTAAAAACCAGATTCCAATTTTGCAGTAATATATTCTTTGACAAGTCCAGAACGAACAATATCATCTACACCAAACTCAATTATATCAAAAGATTGCATTTTACGCAAGATGTTAATAAAGTCTATAATTCCAGTGCGCTCATTTGCCTTGAGTAAATCAGATTGAGAAGCATCACCACAGAAAAGTATTTTAGTATTTTCACCGGCACGAGTAATAATAGAATCTAATTCATGAAATGAAAGGTTCTCCATTTCATCAACAATAATAATACAATTATCAAGTGTTGTACCACGAATAAAAGAAGTACTCCAAAAACTAATAGTTTCTTGTGCCTTGAGATTTCCGTAGAGCATCTCAAAGTCAGCATCACTCGGCATCTGGAACATATACTTTACCATATTCTTATAAGGAATTTGATAAAGAGATGCCTTATCATCGTGACTTCCTGGAAGGAAACC